GGCAAGGTTTTGTCTGAGCGACGATTCGTGAAAAGTTTGCATCTGCTGAGGAAGAGGGTTCTCTCGACCGAAGACGTCCTAGCCATCGAGCAACTGAACGAACTTCCAACTTGATTCCGTGGAGGATCCAATCCATCCTCCCACCAGCTCCCGACGGATCCACGGCCATTCCACAGTGCCGCCAGAGGGCTCCTTCACGGATTCATTACCGCTCGCCGCAGGCCGTGCGCGACAACTGGGAAGCCTGCCAACCACCGCCAGCCATGACCGCATTCCTCGACGCACTCCGCGCTTTGCTGCGACGCAAGGCCGCGCCGTCGTCGTTCAAGTCGGCAGACTGGCAGGCCGTCGCACCGGCGATCCGGCAGCGTTCGTTCTTCTCCGCGACGATCACCAGCGCGAAGGTTCTTAACCGGATGCGGAACATGCTGCTGGACTGGCAGGCCGGGACGACCGAGACCGTGACCAACCCGACCACCGGCGCGCAGGAAACCGTCTACAAGGTCAACGGCCTGGCTGAGTTCCGATCACGCGCTGCGACGCTCCTCGTGTCGGAAGGCCTGGCCACGCCGGCCGACTTCAAGAATGCCCGGATCGACAACGTTGTTAGCAACGCTCGCTTGCAGCTGATCTTCACCACGAACACCGAGCAGGCCCAGACGTTCGCCGACTGGTCGATGCGAGTGACCGACCCGCGCACGCTCAACCGATGGCCTGCCGCCCGGTTCTTCCGCCGCCCTGGTGCCGTGACGTTCCGCGACAGGCACGTCGCCGCCGAGGGCGAGGTCCGGCGATACGATGACTTCGAGTTCTGGCTGTTCCAGAACGCCGCCGACATCGGAGGATTCGACGTGCCGTGGGGACCGTTCGGGTTCAACAGCTACATGGTGCAGGAGCCAGTCGGCCGCGCCGAGGCCGAGAAGCTCGGGCTAGTCCGACCCGGCGAGGTGCTGGTGCCGCCTGACCTGACTCGGTTCGGCGTGTCGCTTCCTGCGCGCCTCAACAGCGGCGTGGAGGCCACCGTGGACGATTTGCCGCCTGACCTGCGCAGGGAGGCTGTGGCGGCTGTCACGGCGCGTCTGGGGCCGCAGGCGCTGACGCCTGATGGCAAGCTGACGCTGGATGCGCTGAAGAGGGCGCGTAACTTGTGACAATATTTCCCGAATATGAAAATCGAATCCCTGCCGATTGAGCGGCTCATCCCCTACGCCCGCAACAGCCGGACGCACTCTGACGCGCAGGTGGCGCAGGTGGCCGCCTCGATCCGCGAGTTCGGCTTCACCAACCCAGTGCTGATCGACGGCGCTGACGGGATCATCGCCGGCCACGGACGCGTGATGGCTGCCCGCAAGCTCGGGCTGGAGAAAGTGCCGTGTATCCGCCTGGCGCACCTGACCGAGACGCAGAAGCGAGCCTACATCATCGCGGACAACAAGCTCGCGCTGAACTCAGGCTGGGACGAGGAGATGCTGGCGCTGGAGCTGGCCGAGCTGCGGGAGGAGGATTTTGATCTCGGGTTGATTGGTTTTTCCGATGACGAGATCGGCGCATTCGATGTGGACGAGGCGGACATGCCGGAACTTTCCAGCGAGGACAAACAGCCATTCCAACAAATAACCTTCACGGTTCATGATGAGCAAGCGGAGGATGTTCAGGCGGCGATGGCGAAGGCAAAGCAGATGGGGCACGGTGAATCCGCCGTGAACGAAAACAGCAACGGCAACGCGCTGGCGTTCGTGTGCCAATCATTCAACCGATCGAATCCATGAGCGCAAAGGAGATCATCGTGAAGCCGATCAGCTCGCAAGACGCGGCGCGGATTGTGAAGTCTTGCCACTACTCGGGCAAGGTGGTGCGTAACTCGCAGCTACACTTTGGCGTTTTTCTGAATGGAAAATGCGGCGGGGCGATGCAGTTTGGGCCATCGCTCGACAAGCGGAAAATCCAAGGGCTTGTTTCCGGCACCGGCTGGAATAGCTTCATAGAGTTGAACCGCATGGCGTTTGCTGATTGGCTCCCGCGCAACAGCGAATCCCGCGCCATCGCCGTAGCTATGCGATTGATCCGAAAGTCTTACCCTCACATTGAATGGGTGGTGAGCTTTGCCGATGGGACGCAATGCGGCGACGGGACGATTTACCGGGCAAGCGGGTTTATTCTTACAGGCATCAATGAGAATAATCAAATCTGGGAGGCTCCCGGCGGCGAGAAGTTTTCCCGCATGTCACTTACTGATGGACGCAGCAAGCAGCAGCAGCAGCAGCAAGCAAGGGTCGTGGCATCACGGACAACTCTCACAAAAGGAAAGCACATGGAAAATGGGGCTTCATCCATGAAGCAGTTTTCAAACGCCGGATGGAAACCGCTCAAAGGCTTCCAACTCCGCTACATCTATTTTCTCAACCCGGCGGCACGTTTTCGCTTGACTGTGCCGATTCTACCATTTAGTGAAATCCAACGTCGCGGTGCAGGAATGTATCTTGGTAAACCAAAACGCGCCGGAAGTGACACATCGGACACGCCAGCTTTCCAAGCTGGAGAGGGCGGCTCACTACCGACCCCGGCGCTCCACTGTCAACCTTCGCCCAACCCATGAGCGCGAAGAAAGCACCAGCGAAGAAAGACTCGCCTCGCCTGACCACCGACCAGCTCGACAAGATCAAGCATGCGGACGTGTCCAACTTGATCCGCAAGGTGAAGAACGGCAAGACGCCGACCTCTGCGCTCCATTCTCCCGACGCATGACCAACCCCGCCAAACGAGGCCGAGGCCGCCCGAAGCACGAGGTGAACGAGGAGACCCGCCGTCAGGTTGAGATGCTCTCGGGTATCGGCGTGCCGGTCGAGCAAATCGCCATCGTGGCAGGGATCGACAGCAAGACGCTGCGGCGCTACTACCGGGAGGCGCTCGACAGCGGGCAGGCCAAGGCCACCAGCAAGATCGCCAAGCGGCTGTTCGACATCGCCACCGGGGACAGCAAGGAGGCGCTCACCGCGTGCATCTTTTGGCTCAAGTGCCGCGCCCAGTGGAAGCCGCCGGCTGATGTCGAGGTGAACGTCGGCATCGACAACAGCACGAAGTCTGCTCTCATCCACTTGCCAGCCGAGCAGGATGCCGCCCTCGCCCGAGTCATCCAAGACGCGCAGGACCGCGTTCGACGAATCACATGAACAAGCACCGAGGGAGCGACTTCAACCAGTTCCTGATCGAGGAGGAAATTATGAAACCGACACCGACACCGCGCACCGACGCAATAGCGCACCGAGGACTTGGCAGTGTTGCTTACATCGCAGAGATGACCGACTTCGCCCGCGATCTGGAACGCGAGCTTGCCGTCTGGAAGCACGAAGCGAAGCGGCTGGAAGCCGAGCTAGAGCAAGAGCGCCAGGACCGCAAGCAAGCTGACCTCGACACGATTAGGGCGCTAGGCGAGCGGAACGACGCAAGGTCCGAGATTGAGCAAATCAAAGCCACTCTAGCCAACCCTCACGCCGTTCACGTCAACATGCTGCGGGGCACGATCCAATGGACGCCGGCCAACCTGCGCCACCTACTGGGCGAGACATGACCCCGACCCAGTTCTGCGTCCGCAAGCTCGGCATCATCCCCTACGTCTGGCAGATCGAGGCGATGGAGTCGGTGGCGCTCGGCCAGTTCTCGTCGGTGGTGGCAGCCAATGGCAGCGGCAAGACCGACCGGCTGGTGGCTCCGCTCGTCATCTGGTTCCTTGACCAGTGGCCGAAGGGCAAGGTGGTCTTCACCTCGGGCTCGTTCCGCCAGTTGTCGAACCAGCTGTGGCCGGCGATCCGCAAACACCGCGACAAGTTTCCCGCCTGGACGTTCCTCTCCGACGAGCTGAGGACGCCGGAGGGTGGGTTCGCGCTCGGCTTCTCGACCGACGACGCAGGTCGAGCCGAGGGCTGGCACGGCGAGCCGGACGCGCCGCTGTTCCTGATCGTTGATGAGGCGAAGACCGTGCCGGACCAGATCTTCGAGGCGTTCGAGCGATGCACTCGCAAGCTCCAGCTGTGGGTGTCGTCACCTGGCGCACCACGCGGGCAGTTCTACGACTCGCACCACAAGGACCGCAGCCTCTACTGGACGCGCCGGGTGCCGTCCACCGAGTGTCCGCACATCCCGGATGAGCGGCGCGATCTCGACCGCATCAAATACGGCGAGGATCACCCGCTGTTCCGCTCGAAGCATCTCGCCGAGTTCACGGCCGATGACGAACTCATGGTGCTTTCACCGGCGAAGCTCACCGCGTCGCTCGACCGGCAGCCAAAAGCCGATGAGTCCGGCGAGGTGGTGGCATTCTGTGACTTCGCCGCCGGCCGGGATGAGAACGTGCTGGCGATCCGCCGTGGCAACTCGGCTCGGATCGTCAAAGCATGGCAGGAGCGGGACACCGTGCAGGCCGCCCGCCAGTTCATCCGGCTGTTCGAGGAGGAAGGGCTGAAGCCCGGCCAGATCTTCGGCGATGCTGACGGACTCGGCACCGGGTTCGTGTGCCAGATGGCCGAAGAGGGCTGGCACATCAACCGATTCCACGGCGGGCAGGCCGCGAAGGACTCCGACGAATACGCGAACCTGATCGGCGAGGTATGGCACACGGCAACGCTCGCGATCCACCGCGGCGAGATCCACCTGGGCGAACTCGACCGGCTGACGTTCGAGCAGGTGACCACCCGGAAGAGCGAGTGGAACGCCACCGGCAAGCTGCGCATCGAGGACAAGGAGAAGATGCGCAAGGCCGGCCTGAAGTCGCCCGACCGGGCCGACGCGCTGCTGGCGTGCATCGCGCTGGGCGCTCACCACTCGGGCCGGATGTCGGAGAAGTCGGCGATCCGCACCCAGCGGAATCCGATGGCGACGCGGGCTGTG